GCCTCAGCTTTGGCGTACTTTTCAAAGTTAGCGGCTTTTTTAACGGGGTCAACGGTTGCTTCGTTTAGCTTCTTAGCGTCTGCGTTTTCTTGTAGTTTTTTTGTATTGGCATCTATTGAGGCAACCATCGCATCAAATGCCCCTGCCATAGCAGTAATGCCACCTAATGCTCCATCGAATATAGCTGCTGTGACAGCGCCTAAATCCGAGGTCTTAGTATTGGCATCATCCAGCTTTTTGTTATAGGCATCGAGAGAGGCGGTGGCATCATCGGTGGCTTTCTTGGCGACTTCTGCGCCTGCGTTCTTGTCAAACTGCGCCATGATGGGCGCTTGTTCGGTGCCGGTAATACCCTGGGCATTAAGCTGTGTTAATTTGTAATCGCGTGCTGATAGGGTTAGCTGGTTGTATTTGTCGATAAGTGAGTCAAGCTCTGACTTTTCAGCTTCGTGCAGCTTCTTCTTGGCTTCCAGCGCTGTACCAATGTCATACAGCGCCATTGCTTGTGCAACCATCGCTTGCGTGTAGCCTTTGGCTGATAACTCCGCTTCTTTATGTTCGCGCGTTGTTTTTGATAATTCGATATTGTGCAGACTGAGTCCGCTTAACGTATCAGCAAATGATTTGGCGAGTGTGTCCTCTGCTTTTGCGGCATCCTTGGCTGCTTTCTCTTGAGCTTTCTTTGATTCTGTCGTTTTGTCTTGTGTAGTGCTAGATACACCCATTGTGGCAATCAAAGCATCTTGTGCTTTCTTTTCACCCTCAATAGTTTTTGTTAGTTCGGCTCTTAACTTTATATCAGAATCAATTCTGTTCTTAACCAATGATGGATCGTATCCTGCCAGACCATCAACCAAACTTCCTAACGCACCATTTTTATCATGGGCATTTAAAGCGGCTTTATTAGCTGCAATACGAGCATCTACTTCGGCTAATTTGTCAGCGGTTCGTATTGCGCCATTCATTTGTATATCAAGCCAATGCAAGGCATTACCAGCCGTTTGCACCCACTTAGCAATCATGTTTTCTTTGGCATCATTTAGGAGGTTATCCATAAATGTACTCCAAGTATCGCTTAATGTGCTGATAGAGCCGTTGATAGTTTTTGATTGATTTGCCATAGCATCACCAAACTTAGTATTGCCTAAGTTAATCAAATAACCTTCAATCGCTTGTGCGTTGTTTTTAACTTCTGTTGTTACACCTTGAAATACAAAACCAACATTATCACCATGTACTTTTGCCTTAATACCAAACTCTTTTAGCCTTTCAAATTCACCTGTTGCAGCATCGGCAACCGCTTCAATCATTTGCATTATTGGCTTGGCTTGGGCTGCGGCTGTATTACCGTAAGACCTTAAAGCGGCTTCACTTGGCTTTAATCCTAAGTTTCCCAGCTTAATAAATGACTCAGTGACTTGTTGCACATCAAAAGGCGTTTTAGCTGCAAAATCTTGAATAAACTTAAACGCCAAACCTGCTTTTTCTATACTGCCAGTTGTTGTAATTAAACTGGTTCTCAGCGTTTCAAATTCTCGATTAACGCCAATAATTTGCTTGGCTAATTCAATTGCACTTAAACCAACAAAAGCCCCAGCCAGTAATTTAGTTGCTCTCTCAACAGCCGACATGGATGTTGCAGTACGTCCACCGGCTGCACCTAGCCTGTCAAGCTCACCAGTAGCGCCACGCACATCTGTCGCGTCAACTCTAATACCGAGTGTTGCAATATCCATAGTCATTTCTTGGCCGCCTGTTGCTTTTGGTAATGGTTCATAAAGACAGCGTCTAACTGCTTCATGATGCTGATTTCTTGCGCTGTCACTTGTTTATTCATTAAGCGGTTCCATGCGTCAAGCTCTAAATAACTTATCGGGTTGACTGTGTACCCGTTGCTCGTTCTTGCGTCGTTCAGTTCGAGAAAATCCCGCCAGATAAATTCGAGTGTCTCCGGGAAAGGCACTGTTATTAACTGCTCTGGCGTAACTCCCGTCTGTCTTTGCAGTGCCTCAAGGTGATGACGCAGAGACACGCCATCGCCTTGTTTTTCACCTAATGCCAGTTCATTCTCAGCAAATAGAATTAACTCGTCTATTTGCTCTTGATAAAATTTGACATTAGGTCCGATGCTGCACTTACCTGGTCTCTGACTTCTGGATTTACCTTGCAGATGTGTAACGCCATTTCTTTGCTAAACTCCACCGGCTTACCATCGTCATTAATGCCTTTCCAACCGATGATAGTCGTTGCCGCCAGCTGTACACCAAAGGCTTCATCTTCTTCCACCTTGCGATAGTCGTCCTTGCCTTTCTTTGCCAACATCCGTTCACGATCCCGCATGTTGTTAACCGCTTTACGGGTCCACTCTTTGACTGTGTCAGCGTGTTTGCCAAGTACAGTAATGAAGAACCCCTCACCAATGCCGGTTGCTTCGGGGATAAATTCAAACTCGTAACCTTGTTCAGAGGTAGTTGATAAATCGAGTGCTGATAATTCCATTTGTTGTTACTCCGAGTCTTGAATTGAGATAATGGTGCGGTCATAGGCCAATGCAGTACCACCCACTGTAGTGTCAGCTATTCTGGCAGTGAACGGGTAAGTGCCAACGATGCCCTTATCGCCATCATCTTTAGAGTCACCGTCTAATGTAATGCTAGGCAGCGTGATAGTGAAGAAGTCAGCGGTTGCCGCAGAGCCGTCAGTTATGACAGCAACTAGAGCAATTTGAGTGGCTGAATTGAATAAGTCTGACAAAGTCATTGCGTCAAATAACGCAGTGAATGAGCCAGAGACTTCGATGGCACCACGTTGAATATCAGGTGATACGTTAGCACCAACCACAGCGCCCATACTGGCTGCTTTACCGTCAACCGAGATTGTCAAGCCAGTGATATTGGTGACTTTGACACCATTGACAATCAGCACACCGTTAACCGCAGCGATTGGGTTAGTGGATGACTCAGTCGGTGCAGTGAAAACGCGAGTGCTTGTTGATACAGGACGATCAAGACCCGCACCAGTGATGGCAATGGTTGCGTTACCGGTAGCCGGTAGACCAAAATCCAACTTGCCAAACATGATGTCGGTATAAGTTTGAGATACACTCAAATCGCCATACCATTCTTCCAACGTGTAATAGTCTTTGGTGTGTCCGGTATCAGGCACATAAGTCCGTTTGCCGGTTAAAGTAGTAACACAAGTGGTACTTGCACCAGATGATACAGTCGCGCCATCTAAAGCAATAAAAGTGATGACTGTGGCAGTCACTGAGGTAATTAAAAAGTTACGGCTATTGTTGGCAGTGACTGAGCCTGTGGTGATTCTAAAAACACCACCAACTTTAAGACCACCGGCTAGAAAGCCAGTTCCTGTCGCAGTCCAAGCACCCGCAGCACCTGCAAACGTGATTGTCTGTGATGCCAATGCAGTTACTGCCGCAAAGTCACGACGCAAGATTGAACCGATAACGCTTGAGTATGTGCCGGGAGAAAGCACGCCATTGAGTGACGTATCAACCGAACGCACACCGTGAGTCTTACCAGTACTTTGCTGATGTGTTGCAATTTCATTGTTTGCGTACGTTTCTTTTTTAAGATTCGTGCTAGATTGCTCACGACGTAAAGCAGTTGCACCAGTCCCCGTTGCTGGAGTTCCGAGTGCTGATTGCTTTTTAATCGCAACTATTTTATTTATACCCTGTGCTATCGGCATTTTTATTCCTTATTGTGAAATGTAAGTGTGAAAACGAATTCTGACGGGTATCACATAACGATCCCCATCGTTGTAAGCGGGTTTAATTTCTGGTGTTGCGGTAATGGTTAAGCTACCCAATGAGATTCCACGTTTAAAAGTCGTGCGTAATAATTCAGCCCGAACTTCAACTGCGTTAGAACCGACCGACTGTGGATAACATAAATCTACCTGCAAAAAGCCCTGTTCCTGAAAGCTTGCCCCGAACTCTTGATTGTCGGGTTCAGCCAATAGCAAACTTGCACGCTGATAAGGTGTACCAACTACCGGCGTAAAAGGCACGTTCTGCCATGCCGTTGCTAATGGCGGTGTCATGCCGTCAAGTGCTGATTCCAGAGTGCTACGAATAGCGGAAATACTCATGGATTAACCTCTTGAGCTGCACGTCTAACAATTCCTTGATATTCTGATATGGTCAAGCCCACCATTCCACTTGGAGCTTGTGATGACCAACCATTTTCAAGGCGTATCGAGTAAGGTAGATTATTGACGATGTAATGAATCTTTCCCGATGCCTGCTGTGGTATTTCTCCAATCATACGAGCCAGTGTTGAGCCACCATCTGCATCAATTGCGTCAAGTGTGTCACTAGGCATAGAGCCGTTGTCATATTGCCAGTTAGCCTTAAAACGTCCACCTATATAACTACTGATACCATGCACTGATTCATAATCAACATATTGCCCATTGTGCATCGTTACCCATATTTCAGGATTACCCACAGGTGACTTTCTGACCACTGAACGCATTAGGTTAATGATGACTTTCTTAGTCACTAGATCCACATTGCTGTGAGTTCGATTAACAAAACGTGATATATCGAGTGCAAAATTACCAGACATCACACACCCCTGATATTACATTCACACAGCACGTTGATGCCTGCCGGTGCGAGTAACTTGATAAAAGTAATCGTGTAAGTCGTAGCGCCAATGGTGACCGTGTCATCCAAATGCGGTGCTGTTACCCCTGCCATAGACAGCAATAACTTTTGATCGCCTTGCTGTATCAATGTGCCGTCAATATCTTTAGATCCGCGAGGAAATACGACTGCTTTAACTTGTTGCGTTGAGATCGTGACTGCTGCATTGCCCGTTGCTGGATTGTAAGCACCCACCGTTTTAGTGGTGAGCGTGACCAATTGCCCAAAGTCTGCCAAGGTGCTATCTGCGACGGCTACCATATCAGCGTAAAAACTCACCTGACGACCTTTCGCTCTATGCTAGAAGCCAACTCGAAGTAAGGCGCAAGCGAGGCGGTAATGGCTAAATACTGTGTAGACTGTGGCGAGTATTTATCAAATTCAACCTCGATCACATCCACCTTGGTTCGGGTTTTTTGTTGTGTCGAATCGCTTAATAATTCACCGGCTGCGGCTCTCAAGGCAAGTTCAGAGCAAGCGTTAACAATGGCTCTAGGCACTGCTGAACTTAATATGACATAGCCATTCACAAAGACGTTATAGCGAGGCCATGACAGCGCTTGAGTTGAGGTCGTGCGTGTGCCTGCCCAGCGTTGCGAGTAGACCGCCTCCATGTAATCTGTGGCTTTGCGTAATGCAACCTCTTGTTGTGCTGTCGTCAAAGCCAGCCAGACCGCATTATCACGCGCTGTGAAATAGGCCAGCGCATCCGCTACACTACTAAAGCTTTCGCTGGTTGCTGATGCTGTGCCAGTTTCGACAACTAACGCCATTAGATGACTGCCTCAGCCGGTACAGTTAAAACAACGCTAGGATCAATCTCTGGTATCACCTGCACCAACCCCAACCCTGCCAGTGCTGATTGCCAATCGTCAGACCTTACCCACTTAGGCCAACTCGTATTGATGATAGCATCTACCTCGTCATTGCTAAAAGGTCCGCTGGTAAAGTAATGCGTCACAGGTAACAGGCCATCTGCTGAGGCTTCTGCGTTAAAGTACTCGGTGGTGGTTACGGCTTGCGCTTTAGTTCGATCTTCTGCAAGTACTAGGATTGTGCAGTTAGTAAAGTTCATTAGAATGTGATTCCTGTTTTAGTCGCCATATATTGTTCGGTTTGAGTCACAGAAGCTGTGTCAGATTGTGCGCCTCGAATGATGGCACCGTAGAAGTTGTGCTCTAATCTTAATAACCCAGTACTTCTACCAAATAGATTTATAGAGAGATTTGCAAAGTTGCCAGTTGCTAAAGCTGTTCCAAAAACCGTACTGCTTGATATAACACCATTGTTTCTTTGTATTATTTGCAAGTTAACAGATGCTCCAGCTCTATCAAATAAGTCCGTATATACTTTAACTGGATAACTACTACTAGGTGTATATTTATAAGAAGTCGCTGTCATTTGAGACGCATGGTCTCCGGCAAAGATAGCATTGAACTCAAAAGTAAATCCACCTACTGATGCTCCACCTAACCCTAATTCTATTTCCAGCCCCTCTGCTGTACCTTTTAAAGCAACCCCAGTCACCACCGTCATCTTATCCGTGCTGGTAAAGTCAATGGAGTTAGTCGACATTGCGCTGGATGTACCGTTAGCCTTGAGATACAGCGGAAATCCTACACTGTCGTAGTCACTCGCTGTGTTGACACGCTGGTATGCGGGTAGTAGTGCGCCTGAGTTTGTGGGGCGTAGGTCTGCTCCCCAAGCGTAAATAGTTGGAGTACCATTGGTAGCATTTAAATACAAGCCCGCGCTTGGATTAATTGTAGTTTGTGTGATGGAATATAATTGCCATGAAGTTGTTAAGGTATATCCGGTTGTTGGGTTCCAACCATCCCAAATACTTATATTTTCTCCACCAACTTCACCCTTCATCCATAGTGAAATTTTATGTAGGCTACTAACACCGAAGACTTGGTTTATTCTATTGCTTGTTCCAGATGCTGAAAATACTAATTTATTTGCAGTCAGTGTCCCAATTGGAGACAATATTGAATTTATAGTTATCGTAGGCGCAGTTCCAACCTTATCCCAAACCCCATCACTAAAATCCTCCGTCTTAGTTAATAGGTTCACGCGCGCACTCAGTATCGGGCGGTTAGCGGAGGTGGCTTGGAATGCGTGGTTGCCTGCGATTTGTTTGACGGAGATGTTGTCAGCTTCAATCACAGCGTTGGTTGCCACCGTATCATCGCCAACGACTAAATAGTTTGTGGCCTGAGTGGGTGTGAAAAAGCCGGTGTAGCTTCTGGCTGAAGTAGTGTTGTTGTTTAGTATCTTTACCGCGCCAAAACCTCCAGTCATAGGGCCGAGATAGAAAAACGAGATTGGCGATGTTCCAGAAACAACGCGGATTGTGGCGGTGATTTTGTACGTCGCTCCCACAGTCAGCGTAAGAACCTGCCCCTGCCTGCCGTATCCCGTACCTGTGGATGTGGTAACAATAAATTTTCCACTGGTAACTGCCGCTGTGCTAGGAGCAGTTCCGTTGGCGGTCCAGCCAGTGACAGTCGGCCCAGCGGTATCAACGCTGAACGTTCCATTCGTCACCAACTCAGCACCTAGCGCCAAGCCTTTCGACTTATCGAGCATCAAGCCGACAGGGTACTCAAGGGCAGCAGGTAGAGTACCTGCGGAGTCTTGGAATAATGTGGTTAAATCTGAGGGGTCGTACCATGCACCTTGTTCTCCTTTGGCGAACCACGACAGCGGGTTGAATTTAAACCGCGCTATGCCTAACCCTCTAATACCAAGCTGTAACATTATGCGGATGGAGTGATATAAACTGTGCCAACACTTCCGGCTGTAATGAACGCCATCTTTTCGCCAGCGTTCCAACCATATAACCTGTATTGCACATTAGCCAGTAGCGGCAGGCAAGCGGTGGTTGCTGTTGGATTTACGCCCTCGATCACAAAGCAATCGACTGTTGACATTACGACCGCAGCATCGTTTATATCTGCACCTGTGATATTAAGCAGAGCCGGTGATTGTGCGGATGTGCCTGAAATAGCAACACTTAGAGTTGAGGCGGTACTGGGTACTTTGATACTGAGTTCAGGCATGATAATCCTCTAATTAGATGTTTAAGAAATGCCCACTCGTTAAAATGGGCATCGTTTATTGACTAATTATTGATAGACGTTAAGCGGGCTATGCCTTTGCGGTTAAAGCTTGCAAAGTTTGAGTAAGACTTAACGCGAGTGATAACCTCGTCTTTAGTCTCAGCCACCCCGACTGTTTCAATAGCAATACCGGCCGGTACATTGATTGGGTGAATCATTGAAACACCGACCTTGTTACTACCATCATCCCAACATCCAGCATAAACCGAAGCCAAAGCACCGCCAGTCAGAGCCGCACCGTTAGCGGTTTCAGCAATAGACAGGTAGTCGTTTTGAAACATCGGGATGCCTTCGTAAACCGAGACATTGCGAGTAGTGCCATTGGGCATAGTAAATGCCATTGTTTCTGTGATGCCGCCAAGCGCCCGAACCAATGCTTTATAGTTGCGTAGAGTTCTAGCAGGTAACATGATCCAATCGACTTGACCATCTTTAGATTTCACCAAGTCCAACAACTGATCCAACAACAATAAGCTAATCGCTTGACCGGCTGAAGCGGTAGTGAATTGGCCTGAATCACACAAGCTGTGCAATGAGTTCAATGCAGGCGCTGTACCTGTTCCAGTAGCAACACCGGCTTGAAGCAAGCGACCCACTGATTTAGCTTTAGATGAAATCTCAATGGCTAACTGATTGACACCCGCAGAAGTTGATTGTGCAGCGACCAAGCCGTTTATTTCAGCATCACCGATGGTAGTTGTAGCTGAGTATGGGATCTGCGTGAATGTTGCAGCGGCTTTTGCTGTGATAGTACCGCCAACCGCTAAGTGTTGCGCGTCACCAAGAGCGTTTTCACGGTTAACTAAGATCGCTTGACCTTCATAGCCAGTCCAAGGCATTGCCGCCCACATAGGGTTGGTAGTGATGATGTCCTCAGCTACGCCTTGAACGATCTGGTTGTTTATTAACTTTGCTGCTTCTGCGAGTGTTTGAGTTGCCATTGTTACATCCTAAGTTTTAAGTTTGTTGTGCCAACCCCGCCGCTATTTTCTGCGTCGAAGTCAACGGTATTTGTTGATTCGTTGTTCCGTTCCCACTACCCTGTGAGCCTCCACCACTATTTTCCGGTGCCTTTACAAAGTGCTTGCCATCGTCTGAGACTGCCCATTCCTTCACAAAGTCTGACACTGACTTATCGCCTATCTTGGCGGTGCGTGTATCTCCCTCTGCGACGATCTGTGCTTGTCCAGCAAACATGGCTTTCACAGCCGGTAAAAATTGCGGTGCTACACCGTTCTTTACAAGTTCATCCGTCAAGCCGTTGTCGATTAAAAGCTTCTGTGTAAAACCTGTTTCAGCTTTCAGTTGTCCTTGCAGTGTCTCCAGTGTTTTCACTGACTCTTTTGCTGACTTCTGACTGGCTGAGAGTTCGCCTTGTAGCTTGTCAACTTGCGCTTCAAGATCAACTACCGTTTGCGGGTCAATCTCTTGACCTTTCATGAGCCTTTTGTTCTTATCAAGCAACTCTTGGTTTTTAGTCTTTAGTCCGCTGGTCGCTGCTTCAACTGCTGCATCTATAGCCGCTTGAATCTCTGGTGTAATGTCCATTGTGTCCCCTAAGGATTTGGAAGGCTTAGCCCGGTTAATCGCCTAACGATTTGAGCGCATTATAACATAATTGCAGTTTTTGCAATATATTTACTTATTGCAATTTTAGGCATAAAAAAACCAGCGGTTAAGCTGGCTTTGGTGATTATAAATACTTCTTATTCAGTTCTGCCAACGATAACGGCCTTCCACCGCTTATCATCTGATCCATTGTTATCTTTCCAGACTTCCATAACTCAGCCCTGCCCTTGCCAAGTGTACGATCAGCGAACGTGGGATCTGTTTCAGTCTTGCGCTTGAGCCAGTCCTCGAAGCTTTTATCTGTGACTTGCCCCGACATACTTGCCCGTGTTCCGTCTGGCAACTCATCCATGTTAATACCCAACTCCTTCCATGTGCGTAATACCGGCACCATCGAACACCGGCATCTGAAATGCTTGGGCGGTATTTGATACACCATACTATGATTAATGGGCTTGCTGTCAGTCGTCCAGCGTTTGTTATCTAATGCGCCACACGTCGGGCAAGTTTTGCGGTCTAATGCAGACGACCACTCCTTACCTGACATCACGTCATCATTATCAGCAAATATTTTCTCTCGCGTGGTATTAGCGACCGATTGAACAGACGTATGCACCAAGGTTTCCGCGTTACGCTTGGATAAGTCCAGCACATCACGCACACGCTTGACAATTTGGGGTGTGGTTTCAGCACCGACTAAGCCCTGACGAACGGCTGATTTAAACTTAAACACGGTGTCACCGGCTTGACGTTCCCACCAGTCACGTTGAATTGCCCCTTGCACAATGACATTACCGGCTAAGGTTTCCAGATAAGCCGCTGTTGGAATAACACCAATCGCCACTTGACCGCCTACCGCTGCACTCAACGACGTAGCTGTAGCACTGGCTGATACTTGCGCCACGCTGGTTGTCGTATCTCTGGCTATGCCTGCCGCATCATCATAATACTGACGAATCACCGCGTCCGCTTCACTGAGCTGTTTGGCAATGCGTGCCTTGCTCCAGTCCGAAACGCCGTCCGCTACTCTTGCAATGAGTTCTTTCTCAAGGTTCTGCAATAGCTTGACGATGGTTGCCCGTGATTCAATAGCCACGCGCTCCATATCTAAATGCAGTTCGATAGTGCTATCGAATAAGATTTTATTGAGTGTCAAAATATAAACCCCTTAGATTGCATAAAATCAAATGGATCTTTGGCGCTTTTCTCCATATTGCATTTAGCTTTTAGTAGTTGAATGTTATCATCAGTATTTGAACCGCCTAGCTTCATTGGCATAATATGATCCATATGATAATCTTTTCCCAGTTTCTGATTGCAGCAAGGGCATTTGCCTTTTTGTAATATGTATAACTTTTCTGCTAATCCCTTTGATAAAACTCCTCCAACTTTTTTTCTTAATGCTCGTCTATTTTGATTCAACAAGTTAACTTTATCGGTATTATTTTTTTTATATAGCGAAGCAACAACTGCTATTTTTTCTTTATTTTTCTCTCGGTATATTTTTTGCCTTAATTGAACTTTTTCTTTATTAGCGAGGACATATTCTTTTGCTTCTAAACATAACCTTTTCTTATTTGCATCTCGATAAGACTGCCTTGTATTGCTTACCTTGACAGCATTTAATATCCTCCATGAATCTGTTGCTATCTTTGCTTTAATTGGGTTGCTTGTGTACCACTTATTAGTTGATGCTCTTACCTTATCCCTATTTTTATCCGCCCATGCTTTTGATACTGCGTTTATTTTCTCCCTATTTATTCGACTATATTCTTTTGCATATTCAGATTTTTTTTCTTTATTAGCATCATAATACCTTTTTGCTATTTCTTTTTTACAAAAAGGACATTGTTTTTTATCATGACTAAGGGAGCATTTTGGACATATTTTCATTTGAGAACCCCTGAACAATGGATTATTGAACGAATTATTAGTGTGCCAGTTCTTGTTCAAGGAATTTTCAGCCGCTAAGCCTAGGCACATGTTCATTATACTATTACTTTAACTGTTGAGTAGTAACTAATTGTATTGATTCATTTATTCTTGCTTGTTCTTCCTCAAACAATACGCCATTTTCAATTAACTCTCCCTGTTTTATATTGTAGAAAAATGTTTGAGCCGATATGCTTCCAGACTGCAAAGACTGAGTAAGTGCTTGCAACTCTTGAGGAGTCATTTTTGCCGGCAAGTAATCTTTGTTTAAAGTTACAGTAACTGATTTAATTCCAGCCCATAAGTGCATAAAGCTGCATGCTCTTGATAAAATCTTGCTTGTATTATCTGATAATTTAGAAAGTATAGAAAACTCACCGGCTGATCTTATTCCAGCTCCTGTAGCTGTTTCAGCAACGACAGTATCAGATAAAAGCCTGGCTCCAATAGCTGCCATTTGCTTTTCTTTCAACTCAAGACGTTTTTCTAATGCACCTAAGCCTTGCCCGCTAAACTCAAGATATTGAGCCTTAGCTTGTGGATCTGGAAACACCCACGCAGAAACGCCACCGACCGACAAAGTCACGCCATCAGGTAATTGCACACCAGCAAGCCACGGTTGAGGAATGCCCGTAAAGTGGCAGCCGTTCTCAAGGTCAGCGGTTGTCATGTAGTGACTGATATTCAAATCAACCAAATCAATCAACAGCGGTAATTCGTCGGCATCGCCCAGAAAGTAAAATGGTATTTCTTTGAGATTAGCGCCATTCATTAGCGGGTAGATGTCATCACCGACTTGCACAAAATATTTATCTTTCTCGATAAACTTACGCTGTCTGTAGTTACCCATGTCATCCAAGTCCAGCACCCGATAAAAGCATTGTTCTTCGCCCTCAAACTCTGACTTGGCAATGTATTCTTCTTCCTCAAGTATTAACTGAGTTAAGCGCTTACCGTCTTTGCGCCAGTTAATCACTGAGTCGGCATCGAATAATGCCAGGTATGGACGCGCGCCTAAAGCCTGAGCCTGTGCGAGTGTGACTGCTTGAGCCATCGGTGAATGTTCGACTAGTATGCCACCGAAGCCAGTCACCAAGACCTCCTCCAATACTTCCCCGGCAAACTCAGTCAGACTGCAATCATGCCCCGTCACATCATCCAGATAGGGTGATGGATTATCAACACTCGGAGGCACTCGCATTATCATGCCGGCAAACGCGTCAACGGTTCGACTCATAGCCCCATAAAAGACCGCGCGTCGTTTATACGCTTGATATTCTGAATTGCTTTGACCGGACAGCTCAGGTAGATAAGTTCGTCCCGCTTCATGAATCGCGGTTTGTCCCTCTCTAGCATCCTCGCATTTCTCCCAGATAGGCAGCATGTGTTCGCTTTCTATGTGGCGTTTGTTGATATTTTTGGCAGTAGCACCGTTCATCTTAAAATCCTAGTATTTTCATTGTCTGGAGTGGCTGAATTATCGGGAACTCGTATTCGCATAAATAACGAACGGCTGTACCGATATGCTGATAATCTGAATCTTCTTCCATAAATGTAGAGCCTTTCTTTAGCTGCCCGGTGGCTAATGATTTATGTGTGTAAGGTGCATTAATTGAATTAACGTAGAGCGATACTTCACCGGCTGCGTTCTTTATCTTTGCCCTGACTGCGTTCTGACCGTCTTTAATCGAGCGAGTTGATGGCTTAACCTTGCGCGTGTATTGCCAGCCGTTTTCTCTGAGTATGCGTTCTATTTCTGTATAGTCAGATGAATGTCCATGCTTTTCGCCTGCTTTACCGGCTGGATCACCATAAATCAATACATGCTTGTTAAGGTGGTTTTTATACCGATCAACAAACTCCATAGCGGATTGCATAGCAACAGCACTGGTTAGGATGATTTCCTCAAGTAAATACATATCATTGCCACGCCTAACACCCACTCCGCTTGATAACGGCGTATAGTTAAAGTCGTGATACCAGCATAATTGTTCATGCGGTTTGATAGTTTCATCCGTGTAATTGTCTTTGCCATAATCCTCATAGATGCGCCCACTGGCTGTTTCAAATGAGGCTTCGTATTCTTGTTTGAATTGCTTGGCTGACATTTGCCGCTTAGCTGATTCAATCGTTTTAGCGGGCAGTATGTCGGAGCTTTTCCAATGAAATAACGCCCAGTCCGGATCGTTTCCATTCTCTGCATATTGCGCCATATCATAATAATGATTAAGCCCATCCGGTACGCCAATCAACCAACACCATGCTCTATAATCTGGACGTGTTGGGTTGAATGTATCTAATGCCGGTCTTATGTTAGCCTCCCAAGCATCCGGTTTTATATCGGCTATTTCATCAATGACACCCCCTGACCAGAAGATACCCTCAAAACGGGCAGGCTTATCAAATCCAATTAAGTGAATCTCGGTGTCATTATTCAGATAGATAATCAAATCTGTTTCTGATGGCTTCTTAATACAGGTGCTTGCTGCACACATTAGCTTTAAATCTGCCCAATACATCTTCTTGACTTGACCAAACGTCGGAGCGCCAACAAAGTAACGCTCACCCTCGTTCATCATTGCCATCTTGACTAAGAAGCGCTTGGCTCTTTCCGTCTTACCTGATCGTCTACCGGCTGGAACGACAGGGAATCTAACGCCATTGGCAACGGCTTTGACTAACTCAAGTTGCACAGGATGGTCGATCAACTTATACCAGCGGTTTAACTCACGCTGATAAGAAAGGCTGACTAATCCGGCAGACACGCTGCAATATCCTTTAGCAGTTGTGCATGATTGATTTGTTGCGCGTTAGTGTTGTTAATCACGTTACCGGCTTCTTTGCCTAACACCGCCTCTTTACCTTTCAGGATAGTGTCAGCTCTAGACTTGTGGTCGTTCTGATCTTCGCATTTCATTTCCATTGCTTCTGAGACATTTTGAATGGCTGCATTAGTGAAGAATTGAATATGCTTTGTGCGCTCATCAACAACAGCGGTCACGGCGGTCACGTTGCGGTCATCATGGGCGCTTAACCCTAGTTTGTAGCTGACTCCAGCGGTCACAATGCTAGCGGTGTCCTGCTCTACACCCTTGCATAATTTATTAACTACGCCTTTGCTAACCTTGTGCTTATCAGCTAATTTTTGTTGACTAAATGCACCTGTTCGCCAGTCTGCAATAATGTCCTTTGTAACTGAATCACTTAACGGCTTTGCTGCCATATTATTTTCTAGCTATTGCCCGGTGATTGAGCCATTGAAAAACCAGATTTGTTAAGAATGTGCATAAACCAAGAACGACACCAAACGCAGCCGCATGGTTATCCAATATCGACAGCCAGTCACTTAAGACCAGCCCACCACTCACGCCATAAGTCGTATTCTGTAAAACGGTAGCTATCTTTTCTGAATGATCGGAATAAGTCATCGTTGACCCCTTGCCCAATAGACTGCCAGTTCAATACCGACATTCAGTACGACCTCGCTTAACTCGCTAAATATCACCTTGAGTTCATCCAATGCCTTAGCGCGTTTCTGTTTACTGGTTAGCGTCGTGTTATCGAGTAGCTTAACCAAACCTCTGCATGTGTCCCATAAATGCCCGCCTAGTATCATTTTGGCGAGCTGTGTGATTAATATCGGTTTAATATTCATTTGCAATCTCTTGGCAATGTAGTTGTATAACAAAACCGTCCGGATTGGCTACGGAGTAATTGACGGGGGTAATGGATGGACTGCATTTATAGTTTTCCGCGCAACTTATCAGGAGTAACGATACCCACAGCACCGCTAAGAGCCATGCCCAGAGCGATAATAGATTCAGCTTGCTCACCTTTAAAGGCTACCAGGCCAAAACTGGTTAATACCCAGATGGCTGCACGCCAGCTTGATGGCTCTTGTAGTCTTGCCATAAAAAACTCTTTCATATCGCATAAACTCCCGTAATCATCTGAGTGGCTAATTCTTGCGCCCGATTACCGACATCGCTTGACCATTTACTATTGAGCATTTCAATCGAGGCTTTTCGATAATCTTTCTTTTCAAGAGCAGCTATCATTTTCTTGAATTTGAGCAAGCCGACCAGACCCATGTTGTAAGTCATGTTTATGATTATGTCTTGGCGTACAGTATCGAGCCGGTTAATTACTGGCAGGGCTTCTTCGAGTTGATCGGTAATCTTGGCAATCATGAGTTTTAGCAGTCGTTCTGATTCATACTCACCCATACCAACAAGTTGAGCGTGGTAGAGTTCGAGGCTGGACAATTTAAGCGGATTAGCTGATAAGTTGTACCCATAGCCTATCGTTTTCTTGCCTGCTGTGCAGCGGTAGGTATGCGCCTTATAGCCTTCATGCCGCTTTATCTGTTCAATCAATTGATCCATAACCACGCCTTAAATAATTTGACGTGATTATACCATATTTGCAATTATTGCAATATTTTCAATTATCGCTGATGACTAGGCGCTACGGAGGTTAAAGATTCTTCTCGCTTACAGTCAATACAGACGCGCTTATTGAACGAGTAATAGAGCGCCCAATGCGTATGCCGGCAATGCTTTTTTAGGTGCGCTGGTAGGTTGAATAGATTAATAGGCTGTAAATCCAGCATCGGCCATGTAATCATCGGTAAGCATTTTGTATTTCACGATCCAAATACCAGCGTGCTTTTTCCAAGTCATCAAGGCGCTTATCTTTATGATCTGCCCGGCTAATGTACTTGACGACATTGCCCAGGTTAAAGCCCAATGCTTTGGCTTCGATAAAGTCGATGGTTTCAATGCCACCCGTGACGTAATGCTTGGGGTTGTTGATGATATCTTCACTCATGCGTTTTCCTCCATAAATCAAATAAAATAGCCGGTGATGCAATGATTAACACGACTGTCAGCAATGCCCGGATGATTACCATCTCGATAAATCGCTTCATTAAGGCCACCTATTTAGCTGATACATGACAAACATAAAAATTATTACTGACAAATAAAATGGGATGGAAAATAATTCAGTCATTCGGTCCGCCTGTTATTGATACTTTGATATAACCACCTGTTTCTGTATGCACCCAAGGATGGGTAATAAATCGACAATCATTAATGCCCAAAGCATCCGCTATACCATCACGACCACTTTTAAAGCTGGCAATCATATTGTCGTCGTCACGCTGTCTTTTATCGGGTGGGTAAAACGTCAGCCACAAATGCAAGCGCCCCTCGATCTCTGGTACGATTATCTTTGCCGCTTTTGTCATCAAGCCACATTGCATCCGGTAAGCTTTCGCTGCTTTGCTTTTCTTTGCCCAATGTACGCGAGCATTAGGTGATAATTCTTTAGGAGGCCAAGGTAGGTGTAATATCATTTTGTTGTAACCATTCCAATTGACAGCCAATAATCCTGTGTGCGTTTAATGCCTTCGTAGTGCATCAGCTTCAATTCAGCGCCTGTGTATTCGTGAGAGCTTCGACTAACGCGACCATCAAGCATGTCATGACAATTTGAGCAACAGAAAGCACCATGCAAGTCGTGTGTTTTCATACCCATGCCACCACCGTTCAAATGAGCTAAAACCACCGTTTCCGAATTGTGATTGCAGACGCCAGGTATTCTTACTAAACACTCTTGACCTCTAGCGCTGGCACGTAATTTACTCATAACCCATCGCCTCACATCTGCTTTTTGACATTGGTACTTTTACGCCTCGATCAGCAGCTACTGATTCAAGAAACGCCATCCAATCCGACCATTCAGCCGATTTAAACTCGCGTGTCTTGTGACCTAGCATAACCATGCCACCATCTAAGCCCTGAGCAATGCGTCCTGTTTCTTGGCGATAAGCGGCTGTTAAAATATCTTTCCACTCATTGCCTGTTAGTTTGCACATTGCACCATTTACCGGCCAAAGTAGTTGATCGCTAAATGCGTTTAAAATAGGCCATTGCACTGCGTTATGCGCCAGTGTTCGCGTTACTTTTTGTATAGTTACAGCCAAGCTGCCGTCAGTCGGAATATCGTTAATTGTTTTAACCGCATGGAATTGTTTACGGTCACTATCAATAACAAAAGTTACGCTTTTAAATGTCACTTAGCTAAATCCCTGTAATATTTATTTCGTTCCTTTACGCACAATCTGCATAAATTATTAATGTCATCGTTACGCGATAAATCACGATTGAACATTGATCGTTCGTGACTTATTCTGCATCTATAGCAACGCTTCACCAACGCCTCCCACTGACCTTGACTGACATATCCCTAACGCCCTGAAATTCACCCTCACGCATAACCACCTTATCGTTAATTTTTATGGCTTTAGCTTTCACTGTAAAACTGCTTTCTATCATGTCTATAAAATCCAGCATTTTCAGTCAGGAATTTGCTTTCAAAATGGCGTAGTCGTTAAAGTCATACTTAACGCCATAATCTTCGACTGGTCGTTGGTCGATCAACGTAACCACACGCACCGTTTTACCTTCTTTCACTTTTAGCCGGTTAGCCAAGTCATAAGCCGCTTTCTGTCCGGTAAAGCTTTCGTCTGAATCTGCATAAATCCAGACCGTTTTGACTGACTCAGGAATGACAATGTTATTCATGGCTTGGGCTGATCCTGCTGCCCAACAGGGAACGCCTGAATCTTCTGTAACACACAATGCTGTTTCTATGCCCTCAGCTATTGCCAACACATTTTCATGTTTAAACAATCTGATACTTGCCCCTGCCAATGAATGAATGACCGGCAATACCTTTCTAGGCGTTTGCACATCGGCTTTCGTGCCATCATCACTCAAATAAGTAATGTGATAAGTCGCCACCTCGCCGGCTGGTGTTCTGAACACTGACACCATCGCAGGGTGCAGACTCTTTTCGCCTTCTTGCCAATACTCCACCGCGTCATGCTGATAGCAGTCGGCATCCGGTAGCACCTTGATTCCCCGTTTAGCCAGATATAAAGCCACGAATGAATCAGGTGTAATGCGCTTTAGCCCTGCATGTATTTTCTTAATGCGTAACTCGTTTTGTTGCGTATCAACGGGCTTGACTATTTTTAGCGCTGTATTCATTACGTTCGGCCTGATTAGGTTGGTGGTTTCTTTAAATGAAAGTCCGGTGTGTTCGATTGCCATATCAATTGGCTGTTTAGATCCACATTGACTGCAATAGTAAAACTCTTTCTGTCTATCCCAACGCGCCCTGTCTTTGCCGCCACAAAACAAGCAAGGTTGATGTTTACCACTAAATAACTCCGCATTTATGCCCAAATTTGTCAAAATTGGCGCCCATCTGCCTTGGCATTCTTGCTTGATATCGACTCTCACGCTGCCGCCCGTGATCTTGCAATCTGGCGGTGCTGTACAAAACCAATCACTTCGGGCGTTGGATCAGCGGCTATTTTTCGCCATGCCGGCTGCACTTTGAATTTCTCAATGTACAAATGAAAGGCATAACCGTCGTTCTTGCTGTGCCGTCTGCAATAGCCTAATAATTCTTGGTAGAATTTTTCTTTGTAATCGCTACTAAACTTTTCAGCTTTTACTAATTCTTTTAAATCGGCTTGGTGGAATGGTATTGCTTCGCCTTTTTGAATCATGGCTACACCGCATGACGGGCAGACTCTGGACGCACGAAACACATAACCACACTTGCACTTAATGTCTTTAGGTTCTTTTGCGGCTTTTTTCGCGGCTTCTTTGCGTTCGCGTATGGTTGACTTATCATCTAGCGTCCATTCGATTGCGTCATCAATACGCCCTAAGTCCTCGAAATTGTCACCGTGATAAATCACCAAGCAATCTTCTTTACCTGGGTGCAATCGAGAGCCGCGCCCGATCATTTGTATCCAGCTTGAAATATTGCGCGTGACTCTGGCAATAATGACGCAAGAAATAATCGGCCAGTCAGTACCAAACGCCATCACACCTATATTGACTATAACTTTTGTTTTACCGGCCATGACGCGCGTTTTAATCGCCTCTCTGTCCTCGGTTGGCGTGCTACCGTCGATGTATTCCACCGCGACACCGTGTTTTTTAAATTCATCATGAATGTGTTGGGCATGTTTGCAATTCACCGCAAAAATTAACGTCGTTCTATGACCTGCTATGCGCTTATAGTTTGCATAGATTGAGCCGATTAACTCCGGTTTGTCGGTAGCCTCTGCCAAGCCTTTCTCTTGGTAGTCACCGTCTGCATTAAGCTTTACCAGTGCCAAATCAGGCGCGTCAGCCCCGTAGTATTTCATGGGTACTAAATAACCTTGATCCACCATAGCCGCCATGGATAACCCTTCGACTATATCGCTATAAAACGCGCCCATACCTTTACCGTTTGCCAGCGCTGGTGTTGCAGTGATACCGATCACTAACGGGTAATGACCTAGCAAGGCAAGACGCGCTTGACTAAAACAGGCGTGGGCTTCATCTACCATAACCACGTCGGCAGCCGGTAACTGCATTGCACCAGCTTTGACGCGACTGGTAATGGTGTCAAAGCTACCCACTTGTAGCAGCGGCATACCAAAAGGCCTTTCACCTGCCATAATTAAGCCGGTGTTAATGCCATAATTCGTGAATGTTTGCACCGCTTGGTAGGCGAGCTGTCTGCGTGGTACTAAAAATAATACTTTCTTTAACTGGGCAACCGATGAACGCGCTATCTCTGCCGCCACTACGGTTTTACCTGCCCCGACGTGCATTTGCAGAATAATGCGCCTATTGCCCTTGCCATAGGATTGTCGGGTGTCTGTTATTATCTGGTTTTGGTAGTCTCTAAGTTTCATGTATAATTCCTGTTGTTGGATGATTAGCCGGTTACTTTCTTTGCGGGATTGACCGGCTTTTTTATGCTGCTTGTTCTAGCTGTTCTAATTCAAAAGGATTGAAATTAATTCTTAATTCCTCCCCAAGTGCTTTAAATAAAATATTTGTTGGAACGCCTACTGACATAGTTATGTAGCCTATGTTTTGAGCTGACACTGGCGGGTATTTTCTTATCCATTCAGCCCCGTACTTTAACCATGCCGCTTGTAGCTGTATAACCGGCAACATATAACATCTACCTAATGGCGCTATTAGGTAAGCGATATAATCAGCTCTTAGTGGTTTACATATCCAACCTGGCTTGTTGTGTTCTTTTGATGATAAGTATTCCAGCGCAATGTCATCGTAAACTTGCCCAGTTTTCTTATTTCTTCCTCTTACTTTTTCATCGATAAAAATTTGCTTTGTATTGCTTAAAACAATACCTCTATCAATACCTTCTCTTTGCCAAAAACCATCAGCCTTGTAAGATATTTTTTCTACCATTGTTGGAAATGATTTTTTATAAATTTCATCCCAAATAGGGTTTTCTTCAAATGAATGTGAAAACGCAAGATCAGCTTTAAAATCATTAACCATTAGATTGATTACCCCATACAGACCATCCAGCGCGTGGACTTCTACAAAAAAGCTCTAGTTTTTTATATTCTGGGTACATATCTTCAATGATTGAATAAAACTCCTCTGGCTTACTGCTATGCTCTCCACGCTTGTAACTTAAAACTGATTTAACTCTAGCGGATGGGATGGGTACTGGAATATTTCCTTTTTTGGCAACCAGCAATAATTCATGCTGCTGTCTAAAGTAGTAACCCATACCTATTTTTTCTTTATCCCAAACGGCACAAGTCACATAGCTAAACCCCCAAGAATTGATAACTCTTAATGCTTCTTCCAGCTTTGGTGATGTTGCCCACATAAACAGAACGCTGTCATCTGTGGCTATTTCGCTTATATCCATATTACAAATATCATCAAGATCCATTGTTGGATAATGGTTTTCAATAGCCCTTGATTCAGTTTCTACATGCTCATAGCGCCAAGGAGGATCGGCATAAATAACGGGGAACTTGCCAATACCTTCTAAGGTTTGGTTGCCCTGGCTAATTTCTACAATCTTATTAACTCTCTCAACCCTTGCCTCTACTTTCTTAATGTCTTTGTAGGCTTGGTTAATACTTACCTCACCAGACTCTAATTTATCCTTAACTTCCTGTGTTGCGACAGACTGTATTTTTTTAACCTTTGCAATAGTGTCATGTGAAACGTTAGCAACTTTGGCTAGTTCTTTTTTAGTATCTATAGGGTTACATTTGTCAGATGTCTGACAAATGTCTGTTCTTTTACCTTGCTGTTCCTTAGCTCTCTCGCTATAAACATTCTCTATTTCCAGCGCCAAAACACTACGCTGATAATTTATTAAATTTCTTCGCCCAAACTGGTTTAGAATCATCCACTCTTTAGCATGATTTTTATCAGTAAAATCTTTCTCTAAAATACTGAACGGCAAATCATGCTTGGTGCATATCTCATATCGGTTATGCCCGTCTACCAGCGTGTTATTGAAAACCACCAGCGGTTCTCTGCACCCGTCAGCAATAATGTTTTTTTCAAGCTGGTTGTACTCCTCGATTGAAAGTGGCGGTATCAGTGCTTTAAATTCTTGGTTTATTTCAATATTCATTAGACGTAGGTATCGCTAGAATTAGAGTCAAAAAGGCCGTATGTGATATGAATATATCTATACTGTCTTAGGTTGTTTGTGGAAGCCTGAGCGCCTCGTTTGCCAGCATCAATAATTTGCACTCGTTTGTTTCTCTGCATGTGAGGCAGAAGGTAAAACCAAACCCTATATCACGTTGGCGGTGTTTGACTGGGTTCAAATCCAGCGGGTTGGCCTACTCCCCTATTGATGCTGCTATCTACCAAATATGTTCCGAATTAACCTCTGGTAAGGGCTAAACTAAAGTGTCGGTGACTTTTACCGCTAGACTACTTTTAAACTTTTACTACATTAAATCTTCATGGCGTTCCCTAGTATCGGTACACCTTTGTTTTCTGAGAAAATTATCACCAAGCTGGAGCAGTGCTAGACGTAACGTCGCAGACTTGGATAACCCCATCTGCCCAGCTAATTCACGCAACATATAAAATTCGGCAGAGTTGAGTAACGTTTCTTCTTTAAAGTCTCGTGCCATTTACTTACCAAACCTTTTTGGGCGGATGTCTTTGCGAGAAATGCCGGTTAATTCTTCGGCTTTAAAAACAAGGTCATCGTCAAGTTGACGTTTACCGTTTTTACACATAGTTATATAAGCAGGGCTAACGCCAAGAGCGCGAGCCAGAGCTGATTGATTGCCGTGATAAAAATCTATTAAATTTTGCATGCCTTACATATTAACCGATTGTTAACAGATAATCCATGAATTTATTAACTGATTGTAAAAAAGAAAAAGCGTACCCTTTGTTAATGGCTAAATTAGAAATTGATAAAGAATTTGCAGTAAGATTTACTTCACTTGTTGAAAGCAAGGGGTGGGGTAAATTGAGTCGTGTAAAATTAGGAAAGGAGCTTGGTGTTAGTCCGGTATGCGCTCATTTTTATTTGCATGGCGAACGCATACCATCAGTGCCTCAGGCTAGAGAAATATGTAAGATATTTGGAGGAATATGTACAGAATGGTTAATTACTGGTGAGGGGTCAAAATACCCATACAAAACAGTAAATCTTAATAACTTCCTAGATTTATCAATATTTGATGAAACTAGCTTAAAAATGATTGAACTTTTAAAAGAGAACGCTGTCAAAAAAGCCAGCCAGCCAGCCAGCCAGCCAGCCAGCCAGCCAGCCAGCTTGCGAGCCGAGCCGAGCCGAGCCGAGCCGAGCCGAGCCGAGCCGCAACAAGAACATCAAAAACAACAAGCACAAAGCCAAGATCGTCGAATGATGGAGCGGAGAAAGCCGACCCAATTTGAGATAGAACTAGCTATCGAACAGGATCGCTGTGTGATGGAACGGCACGCGGAAGCAGTGATCGCCAATGAAAGGTATATAGGTTTAATCAAAGAAAGCTGTAAGCAGCACGAATGTTACTGCGAGCCACCTTGCGAAAACTCAGAGCCAAGATTAGACAGTTTTAACGGCCTTATAGAGCGGGCAAAATTCATTTAAAAGCAAATAAATCAAAATAAAACTCAAATATAAACCGCTTGATTGCGGTTTTTTTGTGCCTAAAATAAAAATATTTACAATCGGTTAACAAAAACAGTTGCAAAGCATTAACAATCTGTTAATATATCCCTCAACAGCAACGAAACGCTGAAACTTGTAGCTCCTCGGCTTCGGCCACATTGAAACCCTCGTCGTAATGACGGGGGACTTTTTGGAGACTTATTAAGACTATCTACTCGGCTCATAGTATTGAGCAACAGGCACTGCTGGAGTGGATAGTCCTAATAATTTAAACGTAGTAACAACAATAATAATATTTGGAGAAACAAATGAATACGAAATTATCAAAACTGGTGCTTGGTATCATCATCTTTTCGCTAGGTGTTGCCGCTAGTCAAGCATACACCCATGACCAGTACGTCAAGATGGAAAAGACTAAATCGGGCATTTTCATTATCACTGAGGGGCAAATCTACACCGTCAATCAGTTGTTTGAAGGTGAAAAACAAGAGGTAGCTTTCAATTCAACTACAAGGAATTTGAAATGAGTTTGATTAATAAAGACCAAGCCCCTCGCCAGCGTCAACTTGACGAGCATGACGCCCATTGGCACGATGAAGAAGCAAGAATTACACGCGGCAAGATTGCTTTCGCCTGTCTGCTCACGATGGTGCTGATTGCATTGCTGGCTGTTTATATACCAGTCGAGGCGGCTACTTCATGGCAGTCAGTATCGGATAGCAGTCTAGTCGATATGTTTGGGGAAGAGTGATGAGCGAAGCAATTGTAGATATAAACGGCCTTGTATTTGATGTTGAGTTTGATTATCAACCCAAGGAAGCTGAAACGCTTAATTACCCAGGTTGTCCAGCAAGCATAGACATTACTGGCGTATCAGTGCAATCCGTCGAAGTGGGCGAGTTCATCAGCTCCTACTGGCTGGGACGTATTCAAGAAGAATTAATGGGGATGTGCTAATGAGTAAATTTCATGTAGAAATAAATTTCAAGAAAGGTCCGAGCTATTCAACCTCTGTTTATGCCACTGATAGACTAACTGCGGAACGCAAAGCGAAAGCAGAAGCTGCCTACTCTGGATTGGATGAAGTAGTTAAAAAGTTCACTGTGAGGAGAGTTGAGAATGAAGCTGCTTAAATGGCTATTTGAAAGCCTTGCTGACTTTGACTTTCGACGGAACAAGCCAGCAAGACGGATAAACATTAACTTTTACATCAACAGATACAGCAAGAATTATTCAAGAGCTGAATCTAGCGCACATTATAGCAGAGGTTGAAATGAACAAATCAGAATCTATTGCCAACTTAGCTTTGGCACTATCAAAAGCACAGCTAGAACTTAGTAATCCAAAGAAAAACAGTGCCAACCCTTTCTTCAAGTCGAAGTATGCGGATCTGAGTGAAGTCATTAACGTCAGTAAAACTGTACTGGCAGAGAATGGCTTGAGTGTTATGCAATTCTTATCCTACACCGACATGGTGCATGTTGAGACGATGATGTTGCACTCAACGGGCGAATGGATCAGCGAAACCCTTTCGCTACCCATAACCAAGCATGATGCCCAATCCATAGGTAGCACTTGCACTTATGCAAGACGTTATTCATGGGCAGCTATTTGTGGGCTTGCTCAGGAAGATGATGACGCAAATGCAGCGGTTGGAAATGGCAATAAACCAGCTCTAGCACCTAAGCCAACAATCGTTCCCAATACGAAAGGCTGGCAAAACGCTAAAGATGCCTTTATTCGTGATGGCAATCTTCAAGCGGTATTAAGCAAGGCAATTATAAGCACAGAACATCAAGCACTATTGATGCAGGAGTGTAAAGATGTCGCTTAAGTTTCACGAAGTCGAGCAGAACTCGGATGAATGGTTTGCAATGCGCCTGGGTAAGGCAACCATGTCCAACGCTTCAAAGTTTATGGCTAATTTGGGTAAGGCCTTTGGTGAACCAGCCAAGGCCTACGCATTACAACTTGCACTTGAGCAAGTAACTGGGCGCAAGTCTGGTGTGAGCTTTACCAATGCCCACATGGAGCGTGGACACGAACAAGAGCCGATTGCACGCGAACTGTACGAGCATGAAAATTTTGTAACCGTGACCAATGGCGGTTTTTTTGCCAGCGATACCTGGGGGAGTTCACCAGATGGCTTGGTAGGCAATGACGGTATTATTGAGATTAAAAGTGTTATATCAACCACGCATTATGCGACTCTAAAACGTAACTCACATGATCCAGCTTACCACTGGCAGTTAATGGGGCATTTACACGCCACTGGTAGGGATTGGGTGGACTTTGTGAGTTACTGCGCTGACTTTCCAGATGGTAAGCAATTAATCACTCACAGACTCCATAGAGACGCATATAAAACTGATTTGAAAAGTTTAGATGAAAGACTCAACGAATTTTTAAATCTAATTGACGCAACAAAAGAGGCGATTGTATGAACGACTTATTTGAAGCAATAGTTGCACCTTACGCACCCACACGAGAAATGGAACAGCTAGTGACTGACTCGCTTATCCAACAGCAGTTGGTTGACGCGCAAGATCAGGAAATTATACCCACCGTGTTTAAGCGTACCGACGACTTTGAAGCATTTACCCGCCCTGCCAGTGAAAGGCCCGGTGACGATGAATTGTTGCTGGCACTGGTGTTTTACTTTGGTGCAAGTGAAGCCACAACAATTAACTGGATCGCTGGAATGGATCTGGAATTTTTAATGGAATCAATAAAGGAACAAGAATGAGCAACATATTTAGTGGATTAGTAAGAATTGGATCTGATCCAGAGTTAAGATTTATTCCAAGTGGAAAGGCTGTATTAACTTTTTCAGCGGCAAGCTCTACGGGTTTTGGAGATAAACAAAAGACTCTATGGCTTCGGGCTACCTGTTGGAATAAAGCAGAAAAAATGAAGGAGTTTCTTGTTAAGGGAAATCAAATCTCAATAACTGGTGAACTTTCACAAACTGAGTATCAAGCTAAAGATGGTAGCACTAAGACAAGCCTAGACCTAAACGTACATTCTATTGATCTAGTCGGCAAGAAATCAGAGGGTGGGCAGCAACAAGCGCCCCAGCCAAGGCAAGCACCAGCACCGGCTAATGATCTGCCCTACGATGATTTTGACGACCAGATACCTTTCTAGTGGATCATCTAATCGAACGCAAAGAAATGGCTGAACTAATGGGAATTACAGTCAGCCAGCTTAGCCGGTTAGCTTGTAAAGGGGTATTACCCAAGCCATCTGATTATAAATTAATCGGTGGTAGGGGCAACTTAACCGCTTTCTATAACCGAGAATTATTTTTAGACTGGATCGAAAAAAGAAAGGCGGCAGCATGAAACCAATAGACTGGCCTGCAATGATTCATCAATTGAATGAATCAGGCGTATCACAGAAACAAATACAATACACAACCGGAATCACGCAATCGACACTGACCAAGATTAAAAACGAAACTATGGCCCATTCTGAGGCATGGGATCAGGCGCTGGAATTATTCGACTTGTATATTAAGACAACCGGATTTAACCCACCGCGACTAGATGACGGGGTTCAGTTTTGAAACTCTACGAATTACCACGTAATACAAAGTTTAAGATAGTAGGCGATACATCAAACACAATACTGAGATTAGAGCGAATCGACGGCATGTGTTCGGTGTGTTGGGATGAGCATGGTGAAATTGTACATATAGCAGCTAGTGCTGAGGTTGAGATTTATGAGTAAAAATATAATAGAAATTGCCTTAAAGGCTGGATTTATAAACACGTCAAACGGTTTAGAGTCGCCATTTATTGAAGGAGAGGATTTAACGGATAACCTGAAATTATTTGCAAGCTTACTACTCGCACAACCTGAGCTTAAGGAAAGAGAGTTACTGAGAACGGCTTTAATAGCATTGGAAGATGCTCATTTACACATTGATAAATTTCAGGACGAGGACACTCGCTTATCTGTAATGGAGCAGATTAAAGAACTACTCGCACAACCTGAGCATAAAGAAGAACCTGTTGCGTGGATGTATGACTGGGAAGATACGATACAGAAAGTGAGTATGCAAAATCGTATGACTAGAATCAAAGCTATTAGTGAAAGACCCGAAGCCTTTAATGTACGACCACTCTACATATCACCACCAAAGCGAGAGCCTTTGTCTTATGAGCATCTTGAGGCTTTAGTAGATACGCATCATGGCTATCCGATGACATTAGGGAGAGCAATAGAAGAAGCACACGGTATTGGAGGTTAAGAGTGAGTATTGTTGATTGGGTTTTAACAATTATGTC